CCCGCTGGTGGCGCTGGTCGAGTAGTTCCCGCTGGTGGCGCTGGTCGAGTAGTTCCCGCTGGTGGCGCTGGTCGAGTAGTTCCCGCTGGTGGCGCTGGTCGAGTAGTCCCCGCTGGTGGCGCTGGTCGAGTAGTTCCCGCTTCCCTTGGCCTTCGCGTCCTCGGCGCGCTTGAACAGAACCGCGATCCCGGCCCTGATGAAGGCGGGGAGCGTCAGTTCAACACTGACCGTCAGCTCCTCTACCGCGAGCTTGCTATCGCCATCATGGCTCGCAACCTTGCCGCCGTAACGCACCTCAGCGAAGCGGTTATCGGCCTTGGGCGGGTAGTAGCTCCAGACGTGGAACGGATTGGTGCAGAGATGTAGCCCGCTATTGCAGGCCGACACCGCGCCTTCATGGCGATGGGTCTTGCCGATCTCGTACTGATAGCCTCGGCACTTCAGGTCCTTGTCGAAGCCCTTGTAGCCGATCAATTCGGGCGCGGTGTCAGCAGCCTTCGCCGAGACCTTCGTGGCGCGCGGCTTCTTTGCGGTCTCCGTCATTTCCGATCCTTCATGTTCGAGAGCTTGATCCAGTCGAGCCAGAGAGAGGCGACGACGGTGCAGAAGCTGAGGGTGAAGAGGGCGGCGCCCGTGATGGGGCTGGTGAAAAGCGCGACGAGCATCACCCGGACTCCGCATCGAAGCGGTCGCGAGGAGAGAGAGGCTGTCCGGACAGCGGGCAACGGGCGACGGCCTGCCCTCCCCTCGCCTTCGCGATAGCCGCACGCATCGCAGCGCATTCAGGCTCATGGACCTTGCTGTCGTCTCCGATGCGGTCACGAGAGCAGAAGCAGTAGCCTTGAGGCATAGCGCCTAGTGCTTCGGCGGCGGTGAGAAGGTCAGGCGTGGTACGACCCGACGAACGGAAGCGCTTGTTCCAAGCCGCGACCGCCTTGTCTCGCGTCTGATAACCTATCATACCGATGTTGCTGACGCCGCATTTCAAGCAGTTGACGAAGAATGCCTCGCGCACCTGCGTGCCATCGGCGAACCAAGCCTCATGGTCCTTGGAATAGCGCGCGACGCCATTCGGATTTGCTTCGCCGCCACAGAACGGGCACGGCAGCAAGGTCCTTGGATTCTCGACCGCGTTCACGCCGCCCTCCCCATCCGAGCAGCCACGACAACCTCGCGAATGACATCCTGATGGCCCTTCCAGCCCCGGAACAGCTCGCGCCGCTGGGCACTCGTGGAGCAAGCAAGCTCGGCACGACGCAACGCGGTGTTCGACATGCGGCGCAGAGCATCCCCGCGCTCGTCGGACCAGTCGTCGTATTCGAGGATGGTTTCCGGACCGCCGGCCATGACCGAAGCGATCGGAGCCATTCGCTCGACCAGCGCGGGCGGGTTCGCGGTGATGTCAGCGAGAAGCGCGCGAGCTTCGTCGTTGTCGTACCAGGCGGTGTCGTTGGTGGGGGACATTATGCGGCCTCCGCTTCGATGGTCGCCACAGGGAAAGTTCCCTGCCTTTCGGAAGGAGGAATGCCCGCGCGGCGACGTGCTCGCGCCGTTCGCCAGCTATGCCGCTCACATTCGAGGCAGCGCTGAGAAGGCTTTCCCTTGGAAATACGCTGGACCAGCGTTTCTTCGGTCAGAGCATGCCCATTCCGGCAAACTCCGCCGACCTGATAATGCAATACGCTCGGCTTGCGCCCTTTGCGCATGGCGTCCTGCTGATTGTCCGAGTTCGAGCCCGGCCAGATATGGGCAGGATTCACGCAGCAGGGATTGTCGCAGGTGTGGCATGCCTGCATCCCGGACGGGAACGGCTTGCCATGATGTGCTGCCCAAGCGACACGCGTAGCCGTGACGTTCCGATAGCTGCCATCCGGCGCTATGAACCTAAGCTGCCCGTAACCCTTTGAGTTCGCAGTACCAGTCCACGGCCAACATTCATTGGCACCGCGCCTGTCGGTGAACTTTCGCAGGTATTCCAGGGCTTCTGGCGAGACAGAGAACGCCATAAATCCTCCAGCGCCGTGATTGGCGATGGCCATGGATTACGATTGTCGTAGCAATGCTGTCAATACGTTTTTCGTAGCTCAGCTACGATTGTGTAGGCCGTTGAAAGCTGGTTCCGTTTATGTTCTTCTCAGCGCCTCATCGATTCGGAGTCGTGCATGCGCCGGGGTTGTCAGTTGCAGATGTTCGGGAAGCCGATGGCACCGGTTCGGGACAACAAAGATGAGGCGCAGGCAGACGCGATTCGGCTGAAGCTCGGTACGCTGGACGAAGACGGACGAATCTACCTGGACGCAGGCGCGGAACTAGTGTGGCGGCCACTGGCTATTGCCGCCGCCGCTTAGCGATTAGTGAGCTTTCTGCCGAGCCGGCGCAGGATACCGGCGCCTAGTTGCACGGACACCACGCGGCCGATGATATCGATCGGCTCAGAGCCAAGCATGATCGTCTTGTGTGAGGGATCATCCGATAAGGGGACTAGCCGAGCAGGATTCTGACTGAACAGCTTGAATGTGAAGCCGCCCTGCCCGTCTCCTATGACGTAGAAATCATCGGCAAACAGGCTTTTATCGTTCGGATCGACAATTACGTCACAGCCAAGCGGCGCCACCAGGTTCATGCTCTCGCCGTCGACTTCCAGTGCGAAGACGCCAGACGGCAGGTCCGCGCTGACCTCGATCTCATCTGTCGATTGCGCCACCGCCTCGCGCAGATCGCCGGCGGGAACCTGTCCGATGCGCTTAATCTTTCTCACATTGGTCGATGGGCCGCCCAAGCCGAATAGTTCCACCAGCTTCGGCATCTCATGCTGTTGGATCCGGCGTCGTCCACCCAGCATCTCGCTCACGCGCGACGAAGGCAAACCGAGAGCCTCGCCGATATCCTTCGGCCGAACCTTCCCCTGCGCGACCCACTCCCGCATCGTCGCCAAGATTTCTTCGTGCGTTACCATCCGCACGTCATGCGATTTTCGTAGCCCCCAGTCTCCTACGGACATCGTAAAGTTGCTTGCATGATAGCTACGATTAACGTAGTCATGCGACATGGATACGGTCCCCGAAATCATCGAGGAGCTGGGCGGCGCGACCGCCATCTCCAATGAAACCGGCATCCCGCTAACCACTGTTCACAGTTGGAAGCGGGCGCGGTTTGTCCCGCGCTGGCGCGTACCCGCGCTGGTGTCGCTCGCGCAACGCTTGGGCAAGCCTATCAGCGAGGCCAGCTTTCCGAGCGAGCGCCCCACCCCCTCCGACACGCAGGAGGCGGCATGACCCGGCCCTTCACCCCTGAGCAGGAAGCGCGCATCCGCGAGATAGCGAGCAACAACCTCAGTCTTGAGAAGGGAGCATCGGCGCAATTTCATTTGCTGCCTCGGGCATGGCAGGACCCCTTTTGGTTCGGCGCACAGTTTGCCTTTGGGGCCTGCTTCGCGCTCTGCGCGGTCGTGTTCATCACCGGCTTGGTGAAGAGGCTGTTCGCATGACCGCGCTCTCGGCCATGTCGCACCTCCGCGCCCTCGTGATCCAGCCCTGCGCCGGCTGCCAGCGCAATCACTGCGACTGTCCGGATGCAGTTTGGCTCGGCATCGTCCCCTCTCCCTCCCTCGGGACCGTCCCCCTCCCCCTTTCTGACGGTCCCAACCTTCCCCCGGCCGCCAATGGTGTGCCGGGGGAGCATTGTGACAGCCCAGCGGCACGGTGATGCTGCCCCACCTCGCCCTCGCCTACGCCCTTACCGCGCAGCTCACCTGCGTCTTTCTCGGCCGCCTCGTCTACCGCGCGGACATGCGCGAACAGGCGATGGACGAGAGCGCCGATCTGCACGGGGCGGGGTCTTTCCTTTCCGATAATCACGGGAGCGCATCTAGATGAGCGCATTGTGCAGTGCAGCGGACGATGTGGGCGTAATCAGCCCCGATCGCGTCCGAGAGGTGGTGCAGGCGATCCTTCGCGCTGCACAATCGCGAGGCCTGACGGACGAGGTCCTCGAAAGCCTTTCAGGCGTGAAGGCACGGCGGATCAAGTCCTATCGCGTCGAGGGCAAGGAGCCGTCGCTGTCGGCGGCGCTCTCGCTCGGCCTCGCGCTTGGCGAGACGGGCCTGAATCCGATCCTCAACCTCATCGGCTACTGCGCCCGGCCGCTTGGCGAAGGCGACGAGCAGGCGCCGATGGCCTTGGTTGCGGCGATCCTCCAGAGCATTTCGACGCTGGCGAATGCCGCCGCCGACAATCGCTTCGACCATACGGAAATGCCGGCGGTTCGGGAGGCGGCGGACCAGATCCTTCGCCTCGTCGTGCCGCTGTCGAGCGCTGGGAGGCAGGCATGACGCGCCCCACCGCCGCCACTGGCGGCCTCCCCTATTCGCATCGGACAGTGGCCCAGATCGAGGCCAGTCGAGCCCGTCTCGCCGATCTCGACGCGCTCAGCCGCATCCGAGCCCTCACCCTCTCCGAAAGCATGGAGATGGAGAAGCTGATCCGGAGGGGCGGATGATGGACGCATACGCATCCTTCCTTCGCTCGAAAGCGATCATCGATCCGCCAACCGGCATCGACAATCCCAGCGCACTGCCGGATGTGCTGTTCCCCTTTCAGGCGGATATTGTCCGCTGGGCTCTCCGCCGCGGCCGCGCCGCGCTATTCGCCGGTACTGGCCTCGGCAAGAGCTTGATGGAACTGGCGTGGGGGCAAGCTGTCAACGCGCACACCGGCAAGCCGATCCTGCACCTGGCGCCGCTCGCGGTGTCTGCGCAGATGGTTCGCGAGGCTGAGAAGTTCGGCATAATCGCCAAGCTGGTTTCGACCCACGGTGAATGTGCGCCCGGCATCAATGTCACCAACTATCAGAAGCTCGGGCACTTCGATCTGTCCGACTTCGGCGGCGTGATCCTCGATGAAAGCTCGATCCTCAAGTCGACGGACGGGCACTACCGAAACCAGCTGATCGAAGCTTGCCGCGCGATCCCTTTCCGCCTGGCAGCAACCGCAACGCCGGCGCCGAACGACTTCATGGAGCTCGGCAATCACGCCGAGTTCCTCGGGATCATGTCCTATACCGACATGCTCGCAACCTTCTTCGTGCATGACGGCGGCGATACGCAGAAATGGCGCCTTAAGGGCCACGCTGAAAACGAGTTCTGGAAGTGGATGGCATCGTGGAGCGTGATGCTCCGCAAGCCCTCTGACCTCGGCTATTCGGACGATGGTTACGACCTCCCTCCCCTGCAGTTCGTCCAGCATACCGTTGGCGTGGAATATGCGCCCTGCATTGATACGGGCACGCTGTTCCCGATGCAGGCGGAAACGCTGGCTGAACGCATCGCCGCCCGTCGCGCCACCGTTGAGCAACGGTGCGAGCTGGCGGCCTCGATAACGCCCGCCGATCGCCCGTTCGTCTGGTGGTGCAACCTCAACGCTGAGAGCGAGCTTCTCACCAAGCTGATCCCCGGAGCGGTCGAAACCCGCGGTTCCGACACCGATGAAGCAAAGGAGCGCAAGCTTCTCGACTTCTCGGAAGGGCGAACCCGCGTGTTGGTCACGAAGGCTGGCGTGGCGGGCTTCGGCATGAACTGGCAACATTGCGCCGATACTGGGTTCGTCGGTCTGAACGACAGTTTCGAGCAGTTCTATCAGGCCGTTCGCCGCTTCTGGCGCTTCGGGCAGAGCAAGCCCGTCACCGCACATGTGATCGCATCCGAGATCGAGGGTGCCACTGTCTCCAACATTCGCCGCAAGGAGGCCGATGCCGAGCGCATGGCCGCGGCGATGGTGATGCACACGGCATCCCTGTCCAGCGCCGCCGTGCGCGGCTCGGTGCGGGATACCCCGACCTACAACCCTCAGCAGCCCGTGCGGTTGCCGTCTTTCCTCAGCGAGGCAGCATGACCATCAAGGCCGTCGATCAGGTCATCACCGACCGTTACGCCATCTATCAGGGTGACTCGTGCGAAATAATCCGCGCGATCCCTGGCGACAGCATCGGGTTCGGCATCCACTCGCCGCCATTCGAAGGGCTGTACAAGTTCTCGAACTTCGACCGGGACATTTCCAACAACGAGGGTGCTGGGTTTTGGACCCATTATGCCTTTCTGATCCAGGAGTTGCTGCGGGTCACGAAACCTGGACGCCTTCACAGCGTCCACGTGATGCAGCTCCCCACGTCGAAAATCCGGCATGGCCATATCGGCATGCGGGACTTCCGCGGCGAGGTCATCCGCGCCTATGAGGATGCCGGATGGATCTTCCATAGCGAGGTCTGCATTTGGAAAGACCCCGTCGTCGCTCAGCAGCGCACCAAGTCGATCCGCCTGCTCCATAAGCAAATCGTGAAGGACAGCACGATCAGCGGGCAGGCCCTGGCCGATTATGTCGTCACCTTCCGCAAGCCGGGCGATAACCAGGAGCCGGTAGCTGGATGCTTCCACCAATATATCGGCGACGGCGAAGGACCGGACCAGTCGAAATACACGACCGCGACCGATGGCCGTAACTGGTACTCGATCGAGGTCTGGCAGCGCTACGCTTCGCCAGTCTGGATGGACATCAACCAGACGCGCACGCTCCAATATCGCGGTGGCCGCGACGAGAAAGACGAGCAGCACATTTCCCCATTGCAGCTCGACGTAATCGAGCGCTGTATCGACCTGTGGAGCAACCCCGGCGACACGGTGCTGACGCCGTTCCTCGGTATCGGCAGCGAGGTCTATTGCGCTGCGAAGATGGGCCGCAAGGGCCTCGGGATTGAGCTGAAGCCGTCGTATTTCGCACAGGCTGTCAAGAACCTCGCCGCGCTCGAAACAGAGATGGCCGGCGACCTCCTACGGGCTGTGGTTGCATGATCCGCGCGCTCCGCCACTGGCTCTCAGCACCAGAGCCCAGCGCCACCGATATAGCGGCACGCGATCTTGATGACCGCCTCGCCAAGCGCCGCGTCATCCGCCGCGCCGAATCCGCCCGGGCACGCACCGCCTATTGGACCAACCGAACCCGCGAGCTGCGTGAGGCTCGGGAGATGTTCGAACGAGGAAATCCCGCATGACGACATACCGCATTCGCTGGAGCGACAATGACCACTATTTCGGCCCATTCACCTATGCTCGGGATCGGAAGGGTTGGCGACCCATTGCCATCATTCTAGGCTCCGGGGATGGGGACGATTATCCCGGTTGCCGCCTGCGGATATCGGCCTTCGGCCATACGCTGATCGCCGCACTTCCTTCAATCATCAATCCTTGGCGTCGTTGGGTCGACACCTCCCATTACGAATGGTCAAGGCCGCACGGCGGATATTGGGAAGAGCGCGCGCGAGAATACGGTTTTTCGGCATCCGAGGGCGCTCTGCACGTCTATTTCGGACCGCAGACGCATGACAGCGACACGACCAAATCAAAGGTATGGTTCTATCCGTGGCGTAAGCGTCGCTGCATCCGGCATAGCCTTTATGACCTGGAGGGCCAGCATTTCGCCGATCTTCCGGAGTGGGGGATCGGAAATAAGAACGGCTGGACCGTAATGAAAGCCATAGAGGACGCCTGTCCAACCGCTCGGTTCGAATTCGATGACTTCGACGGGGAGCGAATCACCGCGATCTGCCGCATTGAAGAGCGAGAATGGAAGCGCGGAAAGGGCCTCTTTCGACTTCTGTATATCGGCCGCAATCGAATTTCACGTTCGCTTGATCTTCGCTTCTCCTCTGAGGTGGGGAAGAGAAAGGGATCTTGGAAGGGTGGCACAGTAGGCCACTCGATCGAGATGTTCTCCGGCGAACTGCATGAGGCTGCGTTCCGCCGCTATTGCTCTGAGAATTTTCTAAAATTCGTCGGAAGCGAGGTGCGCGCATGACCGACAACATTTCCGCGCAGGAATTACGCCAACTGATCGAACGAGCGGAGAGATTGATCGAGGAGCGGAAAGGCATCCAGGACGATCTCAAGGACGTGTTCTCAGAGGCTAAGAGCCGAGGCTTCGACGTGCCCACCATGAAGTGGGCGATCAAGCAGCGCGCCAAGGAGCGCCACAAGCGCGAGGAAGAGGAAGCGCTGCAAGAGACCTATCAGTTGGCATTGGGATTCTGATGCAGGCGCTCCCCGACATCGAGGAAGCGAAGCGCTT